ACTTTAAATGTCTTATTGTCAGGTGTCCATAAACTGTAGTAATTACATAAGTCTTGTGAATAAAATGGTGCATTAGGATTTGTAATAGAATAGTCACACCAATGACATAATGGAGTTGCTTTAGGTGCATATACACCTGTTTTTTCTGCTTCAAAAATTGAATCTAAAATTTTGTTTAGCTTCTTCAAACCTCTTTTATAATAACCTTTTGTACACGCTAACTGCTTTTCTCCCAGAAGAATCATATCGTACATAAATTCAACAGGTGTTTTTCCGTAGATGTTTTCACATGCTAAAGCGTAAATAAACATTTGTAAAGGAGTGGTTAAGTCCTTATCTTCGTACAACTTATTAGAAGACTTATAATCGACTACTCGTAACGCTCCTTCTTTATTAATGTCAATTCGATCAATGAAACCATTAAGGATTACTTTTCCTTCATAATCAAAGTTAAAGTTTATTTCAACTGCTAAAGGTTTCCATTCCTCACCTATCAAATCATTCTCAAGATAGTGTAAAAATGTTTCTAATTTATCTTCATAACTTAAATTACTTTTTGTATTTACTTCAATAAATGTATCCTCTCCAAACTTTTCTTTGATGTCATTTACACCTATAATAAAATTTCCTTTATCCTTATCCGTATCTTCTGCAATTCCTTTTAAATACACTTCCTTTAAATAAGTATAATCATTAGGAATACCATCAATTATGTTTCTATGTTTTATTTCTAATACTTTATGTAATAAATTCCCTAAATCTAGATGTACGGCATCGGATTGTACATAGTTACCGTCTACGTATTTATATTTGTATTTCATTGGACATTGTACAAACGTATCCAACTTACTGTAACTAAATTTTGACAAATTGTTCAAAGTATCTCTCCAATCTAAATTTTGTATATGTTATTTTTATATAAGTCATCCCATACTTCCTTTCCTTTATCGGTAGGAGAATCCTTATGTTCTAAATTGTTTTCAACATCAATGATTCCGTACTTCATTCTTCCAGTTAATTTAGACGCTTCTTTCTTCACGTACTCAGCATCCTTATCTTTATCAAATGCGAATATGTATTTTATGTCTAATCCCAAGTCTTTAAGTAACTTAATCTGCATCGGAGAAAGTGAATCACCTTCTATTGAAACTGCATTGGGGTATTTCCACTGTTTTAAAAACATAGTGGTTTTCCCACCTTCTACAACAATCGCTTCTTTTAATTGCTTTATGTGAGGTAATGCTCTGTGAAGATTAAATAACTCTATTGATTTATTACAAGGTACTAGGTATAGATACTTGTACTTGTCCTCTATTTCTTTGTTTTTACCGCAGTACCTACCTTTAATACCTATCATTTCACCATTCTTATTATGTATAGGAAAAGTAATTCGTTCTGAATTTACATCAATTCCTATTTGAAAATATTTTTGAGTAGCAATGCTTAGTCCTTCTTTATACCAACCGTAATAAGGTACTACTTCATAGTCATTTATGTATTTATCTGATAATACTTTATTTAAAACATCATTCTTGTTTTCTTTTACTGAAGCTTTTTTAAGCCATTCGTTATAATTTTTAATAGGCTCTTCTATGTCAGAAGTAACTCTATAAAACTCATCTATAAATTCTGGATAGTTTAATTTATTACAAATCCAAAATTTACTTTTCGAAAGTGTATCCCTCATCTCTTGTTCAGTTTCAGAACCAAATATAATGTAACTTACTAAATCGAATATACTTCCAGTAATACCTTTTGATCTTATATTTACTGACAATGATTCAGTATTCTTTATCTGAACACTTCTACTATTATCACCTTCAGGAAGTGCAGCTACATATAATATTCCGTATTGTTCGGTCATTATATCCCAACAACCTAAGTGTTCTAATAACTCTTCTATACGATCTTCGTTATATATCTTAGATTCTATTTGTCGTAAATCAGACATCCCTCCACCTACTTATATCTTTATTAATTTCCGTATCGTGGAACTTTCACTAATGCTACTTCTTTGAAAGAGTTTATTTCATAATTGACTTCATAAATGATTTGCTCTTCTTCAGACCCAAATCTGTTCTTCGCTAAAAAGATTATTAAGTACTGTTTATCTTTATTTAATTTATATTCTTCTCGATACCATTCTCCTGTAAATTCATCTTTCTTATAGTTGTAAGCATTAAGTGCGAACCTGCCTTCAAATTCATCATCAAACATTAAACGTCCCATCATTACTACAGAAGCCACTTCTACAATCTCCATACTTTTACCAATACTGTCTAAATCTAAAAATCGTGTTTCTTTTCCTAGCTTTAATTGCACGGTCGCTAAAGTTCCTACATTGTAATTATCTTCTTTAATTAAATCATGTAGTTCTTGAGCTGAGTTTGAGAAAGCTTCCCAACGAGCCATATCACTTTGCGATCTATCTGGCTTAAAAGTATCTATGATTAGCTTAGAATACCCTTTAGGACGATACAGTTCTACTCGATTATGTATATCTTGCATTCTAAACTTTTTGAGTTCTAAAGTTTTAATCAATCCTCTACCTTTTGCTTCTGCCCATTTAGCCGCATTTCGCAATTTCTCAAACATCTCTTTTGTAAAATTACCTTCATACAATTTTTCACGATTAATCGGTTTCTTTAAAATTTTTGTTGAAATTGTCCCAAGTAATAGCGTTCTCCACTTCTTAACGCTTTCTTCATTGATTGCTAGAATTGCTTTTTCTTCATTTTCAAATAAACTGAGAATGAATTTTTCCATTGCAATAGAACTTTTACCTACACCTGAAGATAAAACTAAATAATACAATGATCCATTTTTCCAACCTTTAATTTTACGGCTTAAACGAGGTGCATCGTGTAACGGAATACCCATTGCTTCGCCTTCATTTAATTCTTGAATCATGCCTTCTAAATCATCAACTAAATCATACTCAACGACATCTCCAGAATTAATATGTGCGAAAGCTTCTTTATACTTAAGCTGAATAAAAACTTGTACTTGCTTCAAAGACATTTTGCAAAGCTTAGTTACCAATGTTTTATCTTCTACATTAATTAAGGAATCACTTTGTAATTTACGTAAGCTTTCATATTTCTGTATTTCATTAAAGTGATACTCATCGTTTTGTGAATCGTCTTTACATGCTTCCATTATTTCTGAAATAGTTTCATGTCCACCAAATGAATTGTACGCTTCAATATAACTTTTCTTTCCAACCTCTTTAGGTCTTGACGCTATGTATGTATAAACTGTCTTATCATTAAAATCTCGAATGCCATTCTCAAATAACTCTAAACCTAAAGTATAGTAGAAATACCAAACATCCTCTGTAAATGTTGATCGTGAAACCTTATGTGATTTATACTTTTGATACATACTAGGATTTGACCAAAGGTATCCGTTAATCAACGATTCGTGTAAGAAGGACGGTTCTACAAACTCATTAATAAATTTCATTTAGTCCCTCCTATAAAAATTCTGAAATATCCAAGTTGTCTTTTGACTTCTTATTCTTAACTTGTACTTGAATTTCAACCTCTGTCAAAGGAACCGTTTGTGCTTTTTGAATTTGTTTGTCTTGTTGCTTATTCATAAGCATTACATCATTTACACTTCTTGTAACTGTTCCAAATATGTATGAAAATTCATTCCATTTTTCTTTAAAATGCATTGAATGAAGAATACTGTCAATTGTTGAAGCTAAGTGAATGTAAGTCTGCAATATTACTTCATAAGGAACACCTTCTTTATATTTTGTTACCTTTTTGTTATTTATTTTCACACTACCGTTTCTTAAATCTTGAATTTTTTCCATCATTCTTCCATCTAATGCGATAATATTATGTATTTTTAGTATGTGATTGTATAAGTCTGTCAATTTAGCTGCCTCTAGCAGCTTATATTCCTTATCTTTCAGTTGGAGTTCGTGACACTCTTTATGAAAATACTTTCTAAACATTTTTGGTGATCCATTTTTATTAAACTTACCTGTTGGCTTCTCGTCACAATACATTTCTGCTTTCTCACCAATATCTTTACACCAGTGACATTTCGGCATTTCTTTCACCTCAGTTTTAAAATAAAAGGGTAGAAAATTAATCCTACCCTTAATTATCATTAATTACTTACTAATAATTTTCGTTACAATATCTAATGCAATTTTCAAATTTTCTAAATTACCTTTTTCTTGCTTGTAGTTTTTAACTTTAAAGGCTTTCTCAAACTCAACACTTGCCTCTACCTTCTGCTTTTGCTCCATAGATGAGACAATTTCATCAATTTGAGAAAGTACTTCATCAGGATCATTCTCTAGTTTATCAGTCATTTCTTTAACTTTTTCTTCACGTTCTTCTTGTTCCTCTTTTTTTAATTCTGCAACCGTTTGTGTTGTTTTCTTTAACTGACCTTTAACTGCTTCTTCAAATACATTTAAGAAAGTCTCTGCTCCGTATTCAACTTTTTCAGGAAGGTTAGTGAATCGTCCTCCTGCAATTTCAATATAATCAGACGGTCGGAAATACATCATCGTCTTTGTTTCGTGGAAGTTAGAAGCTTTTTCACGATTCTTTTTATCAGTTAAATTCTCCTCTAACTCATTACCATGCTTATCTAACACAGATGTTTCATTATGTAAGCAGCAAATTAAACTTGCTTGAGATTCAAAGACTTTACGTCCAG